AATTCTTTTACGTGTTTATTTCTTATTTTTGTTATTTTTTCTTGTAATTTTTCATACGAAAAATCACCAGATTTATGCTGTCTTTCTAATCCTCTTAGTTTTCTGTTAAACTCTCTTACTTTTGTTTTAAAAGATGGCATTTGTTCCAATACTAACCCAAACAATTGTAATAATGGCTTCATTATTTGATTTGTAATATAAAACTTATAATCTGGTTTCAAGCTTTTTTCTTTAATATATGTAGGATCTTCTATTTTTTCCCCTTGTAATTTTGCCTTTCCTTTTGTTTGTATATACACAAAAGGCATTCTACTTCCCACTGAAGGTTTACTACCCGGATCTCTCTTTGCCATTCTATCAGCCAATACTTTATGTGCTATACTTTCTGGATTTTTATAAAATGAATTTAACTTTTTTGTTATAATTAATTTATCCATTCCTATCTTTTCATTTACCATATCATTTAAATAATTCTTTGAAAATTTCACTGCTTTATTTACATCATGCGTTTTCATTAATATATCTACTACACCCCCATATATATCTTTTACACAATTAGCATTATCTCTTCTTTTTAATACAATCCCCATCTCTTTTCTTTTCCCTTTATTTATATCAAACTCATGAAGCATACCTACATATCTTTTTTTTGATAATAACAAGAATGGGTCAAATGTCTTTTCATATTCCAAATCATGGGGATCTTTCAACCACATTGTTGCTAATTCACCTGCTTCTACTGCCAATTCAATTGTAATTTCCAGTGCTTTCTTTCCTGTTATTGGTTTCCCTTCCATATCTTTTAAATTAAACGAAAAGAATACAGAATCTGTGTCACCATATATGTATTCAGCATTGGTTTTTACTTTCCCATGATTTTTTGTTTCACATATTTTATTTTTATAACAAGCTTCTACTATCGCTCTCGCATATATTAATAATTTTCTACCTGTCGCTGTAGTTGATGCTGCTATATCTATTTCATAAAATGAACTAGTTTTAGCTCCACACTGACCGTATAATGAATTTGCTACAACCTTTACCGCCAATTGTCTTTGATCGTATAAATCTGTTAAAAATGGTGTAGTAGCATTCTTTTTCATTTTTTTATATACTTTTCTTGCTGCTAATAATTCCTGTAATACTGAAGGCATAATTGCTTTTCTGTTATTTGGATATTGTGCGAACCTACATATTTTTTTACCTACTTTTATCTTCTCTGCTTTTGCCTTTGGATTTTTTCTTCTATATTCATATAAATCATATTCTACGTCAACATATTTAAAATCTTTCAAATTATCATATATAAAATTACCACTCGGATCTCGTTCTCCTGTTATTTTTAATAATTTGCCTTCCAAATCATATTCTTTAGTCCATACCTTACTATCGTGTGATATATTTTCACTTATCATAGAACTTGGATATAGAGAAGAATAGTCATTTACTGCTACTGGATTATCAACATAAAATTTACATTTTGGTGGTAATACAATTGCTCCCTCATAACCTTCTTCCAAGTCTCCTTTTTCTATTACTGGCATTAACGTATTCTTTTCTCTACATTTTTTTGCTATATAACTTAATAGTTTTATTCCTTGACCTCTCATTGCTATAAAATCTATTGGAACAGAACAAATCTTTGCCATTTCACTATACCCTGTAAAAATCTTGTTTTTTATAAATAAATTATGAACTAGATTACAATCCTGATAACAATATTTCGCTACTTTCGCTCGTCCTATTGGACCTTCTCTTGCTAATCTAAATATATCTTGTGGTGTAACATCATCCTTCGCCAAACACCATCTTAATTTACCTTTTTCTGGTTTAAATTCGCCTTTTATTTTAAAAGACCCTTTTTCCAAATCATATATTATAAACTTCCTCCCATTATCATATACATCTGTTGAATGATTTATTATTTCAAATTTTACATAATGACCATTCTTTAACCCCATTAAGTTATCGCTGTATATTTTTACTTCATCATTTTCTAAACATTCGTAGTTATTTACCTTATCTCCTATATAGAACGATGCGACTGTATCCAATTTATAACTTGGCAAATTAACTGATTTTTTAAAATGACAAAACAAATCTACTTGTAATCTCCCATTCATTTTTACATATTTTAAATCATACGTTCCGCTAGCAACCTTTGTGACAGATTTTGCTACTGTTGCTTCTTCATTGTTTTTTGATAATAATTTTAAAAATTTACCTCTTATACCTAATTCTTCGCATCTTTCAACTAAAAACTTCCAATCAAAACCAAATGTATTATAACCAATAACTACTTCTGGATTTTCTCGTTTTACCATTTTAGCCCAACCTAATATTAATTCTTTCTCTGTTTCATAACATTCTATTTCTGTATTAGGAACTTCTGGTATTTCATTACAACTATTTAATACTACCATATGATTTAAATATTGTTCGTCGTCTTCTCCTAATCTCATAAAAGTAGACCCAATAAATGTAATTTTATCTCCTGCTATTTTTGGTAGAGGACAAGTCACCGCATGGTCTCTTATCGGCCAACCTTCATCATCCATCTTTTTTGTTCTCCACTGTAAGGCTCTATGTAATAGTTCCACCTTTTTACCACCATCCAATGATGAATCTAAACAATATATTATATTATTATTGAATATATCTTTCGGTATATTCGCCGGTATCCATTGTTCTTTTGGTATATAACTATCTTCTTCATCATCCATTTCCAATTCTTCCAATGTGTATTCATCTCCATTCCATCCCTCTCCTTTCATTCTTTCCCAAGCCGTAGGCTTCTTTGCTTTTGCTATTAATCTTCCTATCTTATAATCTACTATTTTTTGTATATTTGCCTCTAATGTGTTCCTAGATTGTAATTTAGAATTTGTATATATTTTACTTATTTCAGCATCACATTTTACATCAAATCCAAATGCTTTTAACATCATTTTCTTAAATAAATTTGTTCTTTCTTCCAAATTCTTCTTTTTTAATACTTCCTTATTTTTTATCCAATATTCTATTATTTCTTGTATTAATTTTCTATAATGCTTTTTCGCTAATGGAAAATCACCATGACTTGAATCAGCCTCTATATCCCAACTCATTACTTTCATTGGAACTATAGTTTCTACATCGTTTAATGGCACTATATCTCTATATGACACCTTAAATTCATAATTACATCTAGATTTTTTTATACTTAATGGATATACTTGTTTCTTTACTGTAATCCAACCTGATGGACTTATCTCTTTTATGTGAAACATTCTTAGTAATGCTGGTAATTTCGCTTCATATAAATACGTTGAATACCACGTTTGCTCGTATTTAAATCTAAATCCTTTTTCTAGTAATTTCCTCTTTTTATAATCTTTATTATACCATAAATTTTTTGCTCTATTTAATGCTTTTATACAATCAAATCTAACTATAATGAATTTATAATCTTTGTCATTATCAAATCCATATAAATTTTTTCTTTTTATCATTTTACATTCATTTTCTAATAAAGAACCCTGATAATACTTACCCAATGATTCTTTCAAATATTTTACAAAATTATTTTTTATAGGTATTATCCAATTATCCGGAACTTTTATATAAAAGAATGGTTTAAAATCATCTATTATCAATGAATAATCTTTCCCTTTTTCATCCATTCCAAACATCTGAACCCTGAATATTTTATTACAACCAAATTTTGCTCTTCCTTCTTCATTATCTTCTTGATATTCTTCTTCCAGTTCTATATCTTGATAATTAAAATCGTAAAGTCTTACTTGAGGTTTCATTATTAACTATAATCTAAATTTATTTTTAAATCAATTTATGAACCTACTTAAAAATATATATTTATTTACTTTAATGAATTCTATCGTCTATGTTTCTAGAGATCCTGTATCTTTTTATAATGAATATCATCAGAATTATATTAATAAATTGATACACGCTTTTTGTATTCCCCTAATTGTTTTATCTATTAGAATTTTTACTAATAATGTTATTTTCTATTTTAGAGATTTTCCTTATCAATTTACAAGAACTTTCCCTTTTTCTTTGGGAAGAATTTTATCCAATCTTTATGTTGTATATTATTCTACATATGGATGGTTCCCTGGTTTAGTTATGTTAATTTATTTTTGGATTATTGAAATCGCACATTATTTTATAGATAAAAATATTCCTAGAAAATATTTTCTTGCTTGGTGTTTGTTTTGTTTTGGATGGACTATGCAATTTATCGGTCATGGTATTGAAGGTAGAAAACCCGCATTATTTGACAGCATTTCTCAAGCATTTACTGGTGCTCCTATATTCAGTATGCAATTCTTCTTCCCTAACCTATTAGAATAATTATACATATAATTTAATTTTATATATATAATTTATAGAATGCGCGTTCTTGTTATTATTGTCACTTTTATGGTTTTTTTTATAGAAGCCATGATACATTATAATATTGGTATTAATCGTGGTAAATCTCTTCTTAATTTCTCTTTACAAATGCCTGCTTTAAGAGATATGCTAAAAATTATTATTATTTTAGCTTTTTTCAGCACTATTAATGGAATTATAGTTCATTATGTCACTAAATTTGAAGATAAACTTTTGAAACACGGTGATTAAAATAATCCAAAGAAAAGTTTTTTACGCGTTCTTTTTCTACGTTTCCTTTTCCTTTTTCTTGTTTTTTCCCTCTTTTTTTTACCTCCCGTCATAACTAAACCAAATTTACTATTTATAAAATTTGTCATTGATTCCATATCACGTGCACCTTCATAATCACTCATTTTCTCCCCCTTTCTAAATACTCTTATTGTGGGAAAACCACTTGGTTGATTTTCTTTTGCCATCAAAAATCTTTCATTTTTATCTTTTATTTCCATTAATGAACAAGGTTGTGTTGATGTTAATTTTTTATATTTTTTCATTAATTCATTCCAAGTTGGTTTAAAATCTCTACAATGACCACACCAAGGAGCCAAGTATGCTACTATTACTACCCCTTCCTGCAATGCTTTATTTGCTTTCTTTTTTGTTTTACTATTTAGTTTTATAGTTTTTATTTTCGACCGTTTTTCATTTCCCATTTATACTTTAATTAGAAATTTATTTATTACAATATATTATATGAAAACTGAATTAATTATTTTAGCATTTCTTCTTGGTTTTTATTTTTGTTGTACTTATAAACATAATATAACAGAAGGTTTTCAACCTGAAGAATATGGACCACAAGCATATGAATCTAATCAATATAAAGTTCATTCCGATAAATTTAATAAAGATTGCCCTAATCTTTTATTACGCGAAGGTAATGTTCTACATTTAATTAATACTCGTGCTCCTAGAATACCTGGTATTAATCCTATCGTTTTTAATAATTTAGACGAATATGTTGATTATTGGGAATTTCAACGTGAAAATGGTATTAAATGTCCCGTATTATATTTTCAAGAAACTTATGACGCTCAAAATAGAAAAGGATATAGACTATTAGTTAATCCTTTAGAACCTAACGCAGGTATTGATTCTGTTTTTAAACAAAAAAAACCTGAACGTGTTAAGCAATTATTATCTGATGCTAATCTTTCAAAACCCGATTTTAATCAAAATCAATTCTCTAGTTTTGATCCTGAAGATCAAACTATCGGTCTTGAAACTGACGCTGATAGAGAACAACACGCCGAAGACCCTATGTCTAAAAGTTGGAAAGGACACGAATACACACACGAAGCCGTTTTATCCGGCAAATTTGAAGGTAGAACTAGAAAACCTGATGAAAAACCTATATTAGGTTCTGGTTATTAATAATTAATCAAATATAATTAATTATTAATTTA